AGTCCTTTTCAGTATACTCAATCATGCCATGGTTGACATGCTCCTTATGATCCTTTGGATCAATATAAACCTCATGGTTGAGGTCATGTTTAGGGATTTCAGTTGTCATTTAAGTTCTTCGTAAGAGTCTCGTACAAGCTCCAAAGCGGTCACTGCACCTTTTGATAGGAATTTATGGGATAACCTAGTTATCATATAAGATCCCTTGGCAGGGCTACTACGAAAATCCGTAGCAGCTGTATTTAGCTTAGGTAGTTTACACGTTATCATAGCACCTACTCTTAATTTTAGGTTAAGTGGAACCGTAATATTCAGGGTTTGCGAAAATAAGTTCGATAACCTAGAGACAGTCTGTGCTTGGTACTTAGTCATATTCATAGATGCTGTCTCACCTTCGGGAGGTTCCTCGAATGCCATAGCACCTATGTCAACAAGACCTAACATTCTTCTACTAGGTGATGCTGCTATCTCTGGTATTGGTTCATCAGCACCCATAGTAGTATGCTCACCATCATCCCATGAGTATTCATGTAATGCAGGTAGTCTTGTTAATAAGTCAAAGAATATATTAGTACTCTTATATGCACCATCTCGTAACTTCTTGAGTACATCATGGTTAGTACTGAATATAGGTGGTGCTATAAGTTTAAAGTTAGTATCTGTATGGATACTTTCACCATCCTCCCTATACTCATACTCAAACTCAGGTTCTTCCTTTAATATACTTTCAATACTCTTATAGTGGTATCCATCCATATCTTCCCAAAACATGTACCCTGCATGTCCCTTGGTTGTGGAATTCTCTGCCGTGTGTGGTATAGATCTATTACGTAACCATGCAATACAGTATAAAGGTTTCTTCATGTTACCCATGAAATGATAACCATTCAATGTCTGCTCTACATCAATCTTATCTTCAGGAACCTGCATCACCTCCTTCAATATCTTCTCAACAGAATCACCTATGTTACCCTTATACTTACCACTAACCCTAGTCATCTGATTATCATAGGTTCCTTTAGTCTCACCTTGTAAGGTATAAAACTCACGTTTACCTTCTCTAAGATTATTAACAATGTTAGATAGTATTAATGGGTTTGTGTCTCCATATGTTATCTCACCTGTTTCATGTTCTATTTTAATATTAAGTCTACCACCTGATCTTATAGGCACTAAATCCATGAATCCAATAGTATCCTGTATACCAATCTCCATATGAATACTCGGATCAAATATACTTTCATGATACTCTATGGTATTATGTTGCATCCTGATGTCAGTTGGCTGTACACCATCACCAGTATAGGTAAGATTCTTTAAACTAGCGTTCTGTAACCAATCAGCCATTATACTATACCAGTTTTTACAGTTTCATAGTAATGTTTATTATCTTTCTGAAGATCAAGATGAATACTCCAGTCATCTCCATATCCTTTTTTCTTTGTAATTGTTGAAGGTGTTATGTTAAATTTACCCACTTTCCAAGATTTAGGAATATTTATACCCATAAACTCATTTAATGCAGAAGACAATACACCATCTTTATTATCAAAATCATCCAGTCTAGCAACCATAGTCGGCCACTTTGATGACCATAACTTTACTAATGATCTATAACTCTTACACGGTTCAGCATTAGGTGTACCTATACGATTCGTCTTACATGATGTTAACCATGAATCATAGTCACGTAAACATATAAGAATTTTAAGATCAAAATGATCATCTAATTCACTCTTTACTATATCCAACTCTTTACTGTTTAGAATACCATTCATTAAAGAAAAATCAACTGCTGGAAAATGATTTACACTTTTATATAAACTAATATAATCTTTCCATACTGGAATACGATTTGTCATTCTATCAATTAGATCAGCGTAATCACCAACACTCAACCATGGTCTAGGATTCTTACTATAGTTTCTAACTCGACTTAAAATATGAGCAGTATATGCTTCAACAGTATCAAATCCCATAGTATAATGATCCCATCTACCATTTTTTTCTTCAGGTCGTAAAGTTCTTCTCCAATATTGACCTTCCTTAAATATAGCACCATAAACATATCTTTCTGTGATTAAGGATGCAAATAATGAAGTTGTCCCAGATTTAGGATATCCTGGACATACAACAAGTAAAGGCTTCATGCTGTCCTCGCTTGACGTATTATCTCAGTCCAACTTATAGTATTAGTAGTTCCACCACCATAATATCCAGTTGAATTATTAACATTGTTAACTACAACAGCATTACTATTACCATCAGGCACATTAACTGGTGTAACATTATTATTGACGACACTATCTAACTTCTTCTTTCTAGTAATAGTATTCTTAACACTATTCCATAGATTGACACCAGACATAGTTTTAGATGCTATAACTGGTGCTTTAACTGCTACAGCAGCACTAGCACCTAAAGTTACAAGATCACCTACAATAGATTGAGTCTTACCACCAACAGCAAAATCATCTATACCATTATCTACAAGTAGTGTTCTCTCACGTACTGTAAGTTCTTTATTAGTATTGACCTTCTCAATAATCTTGGTTATCTCAGTTGTGTGGAATTCTTTTTCTGTTATATTGTTCTCAGTTATAGTATCTTTACCTTTTTCTACTATAGGAGTCTGTGGATCAACTTTCTTTTTGTCCTGCTGGTCTTCCGTTTTCTCCTCCTTGGCAATAAGATTCTCCCAATTGACTAATCCCATCATCTCTACAGATTTACTGTAAAGAGTAAGGGAGTTGTCAAAATGATTTACTACAGGTTCTGGTTCAATCTTATCAACTACATCTTGTGAATTTTCCTCCCTACCCATCATCTTACGATATAACTTTTTAACTGCTGCCTCACCTATAAGTCCACCAACAAGACCACCAACAAGTTCACCAGCAACCATCAAAGGTCCATCTGGTATAAAGAATCCCAATCCAGCACCTATCTTTGCACCAGCCCAGAATCCACCACTACCCACAGCTGCTTCATCTACTGGTGTTCCTGATGCTACATCAAGACCAAAATTCAATATTCCACCACCTAAACCAACTCCCTTTCCCTTTGGAAGTTTAGTATTTTTAAGAACATCACCTGTAACCTTTACTTTAGGTGCTTTTCCTTTTTTAAATAATCTACTAAACAAACCTGCACCAGCACCACCACCTAATATACCTAGCTGAGTAGATCCCCTTTTTATATCCTTACCAAGTTTACTTTGACTCTTACCAAGAGTCTCATATAGTTCCTTTTTCTCCTTAAATAAATTCTCTTTTAATACTATATTCTGTTTCAAATATCTATTATCAAGAAAGTTAGATCTACTATAAACATTGACTAACTTTGCAGTCTTAAACTTTATTGCTTCTGTTTTTGGTATTAACTTACTACTATCTATTGTCATGTGCCAGCACCTAATAGTAGATTACAAGCAAACTCATCTACTGATTTGAAATCAGGGAAGCATTGTAAACTTCCAGTGCCAGGTGAAGTAGGTGGTACTGCATTTGTTGCAGTATTATTGTTCTGTGACAACATAGGAAGTACCGTATTATTTGTCTGGATCTTTGATGTCTCATCAGGATCCTGATTTATTGACATAAACTGTTGAAAGTTAGGTTGCTTCCATCCTTCAGGTTTTACTGCACCAGGTTGTTGCCACCAATAATGATAGAAGTTACCCTTATCATCAAACATAGGGTCTTCTTTCTCAACTCTATTATGTAATTGACTTTGACCTTTAAAATCTGTTCTACCTTCTAGTAGTGCTAATGCACTTGCAATTTTATCCTGTCCTTCAATAGATGATAATTGCTTTTGTAATTTCTTATCATGGAATGCACGTTCTTTAGTAACTGCCTCATATTGATTCTCTTGTAACACAACCTCCTTTATACTATTAGGGAAATGTTTTGATGATACCCTATTCAAGATAGATGCTGCTACAGCATGCTCATCATCAGTACCCCTAGCAGCTTCTGCTGATACTCCAAATGCTAACCACTTATAATCTTCGTCACTTAAGTTCAATTCTTGTGCGTCTGTCATCGCACCAGCTAATATATTACCTTTGTTGGTCAGTTTTATTAAAGGTACTAAAGCAGCTTGAAACTGTTGATTTAATGTATCAAATCTACTAAGATCTTTTTTATCAATGGCATTACCAGTAGAAGTTATTGGTTCTGATGCATTTGCTTTACCCATCTGAGATAGTCCTAGCAAACTTAAAAGTGCTAATGGTATTCCTATCCTAGGATTCTTCAGATGTTTCATCAATCCCATACCCTTACTCATACCAGCACCCTGACTAACCTTTGTTGCTGTTTGAGCTCCACGACCACGTAATAAAGCACCTAAACCAAGACCACCTACAATACTACTTACTATATCAGCATTTGCTGCTCCAGCAAGTAAACTATTACCTAAAAATCCACCAATATCACCTTTAAAAAGATTATCAAATGCTGCAAAACCTGCTACAGCACCAAATGCAAGCCTAGAAAGACTTATACTCTGACCTGTTTCTTCTATAACCTTCTTTTCTTCCTTTATAAGTTTACGTTCCTGTTGCATAAACCTACGTTTAGCAGACATGTCTCTTAATATAGTACCTCTTAAACTGTCAAGATTATTATTAACCTGTTCAAATTCTAATGTTACCTTACCCAAATTCCTCAATATCTTCGGTGTCAATCCTTTATTATCTTCTATCTGTTGCTGCATCTTCTCCAACTTTGCACCAGCAACGTCTAACCTTCTAACCAAAGGTTCAGTGGCAGTATTTTGACGTTCAGGTTCAGCCATCGGAAACATCCGAGACTTAGGCAATACATCACCAGTATACTTTTTTCTTCTAGGCATTAGCTGCTTGCTGTGCTTCTAGTTTTTCTTTCTCCAGAGCATTCATTAGATATTTCATGTAAATGTCTCTTTCAAAAGGTATCATATTCTCAATTTCAGATAGACTCCACTTATGATAATGCATTAACGCAAAATTAATTTCATAAAAAGAATCCACACTGCTATGATATAGCATTATGCGAAAAAAGATGACAAGCCCTCAATTACTATCTCATTCTCAGCCTTTGTATTAGGATTAACAACAGTGGTCTTGTACTGCAACTTAGGCATTGTTGCAAAGAAGTTCTCAACTTTAGCAAACTGGCTAGAGTCAAGTTGTTCAATGAAATCTACAAGTTCCCTTTCAGAGTAGTCTGTGGAAGACCATGCTTCCTCATCATTATAAATTGTGTCTATACACTTTGCTACTGACTTAAAGGCAGTATCAATAGTGTCACCTTTGTTCTCAGTTACATTAAAGTTCGTATTAAGGAACTCTTGCATTGAAGGATACTTCAACTTAATATGTAACCCACTACCCAAATCAACGTCTTCATTATGTTCATCTGGTACAACCAATTTAATGTCACCAACATCAACTGTTAGTGGAACTTGAGTCTTACCATCATCCTCACATACTACGTTTAGTTCTACTGTTTCACCAACAGACTTTCCACGTATATTCAGAAATAAGTATTCAATATCGAAACTGGGTAGATTTTCGATTCTAACACCACGTGTCATTATGCAGTTCTTAAGAACCTTATTAATGGCAGTAGATATAGTTTTTGAGTCACCATCCTCAAGGGCAAGTAATAGTACCTTTTCTTCCTTAACAAGGAATGGTCGATACTTACATGTCTTGCCTGTAGATAGTAACTTCAGTTCATAGGTTGGTGTAACAACCTTGGGTAAAGGCATAACAATTCATTACAGTAGCTTTATTTAGTTCTCTTCCACTAATGCTAATCCTAATGCCTGTCTAAGTCCATTTGCTCTTGGATCACCTACCATTGCATCAAGTGTTGCTTGTTGTTGCTCAGTTATTTTTATTTGTTTTTGTTTTTCAGTAACCTTCTCTACTGACCTAATTACATTCTCATCAGATTCAACAACCTGTGTAGTTTCATGTAGAAGTTTCATAGTTACGTCACCAGTTCTATTTGGTGTCTCACCACTACGATATAAAACTCCCGTTCTATCTGTATAATATGTCTCATAGTTAAAGGTAACAGATGTTTTAAGCAACTCAGCATCCCCATATGCTAGTGGTGAAGCAACAACACTAACTGGAAATGCATTCATTAAATTATATTGAATACTATTTGGGACTTCTACATAACCATTCTTATATAATCTATCCCACTTACTCACAACATCCCTTGTAAATGCTGTTATCTTCATATTACACTTATATGTGTTGGGATATTTCATCCTCCTATATGCAAAAGTATCATCCATTCTTTCCTTAGTGCTTTCACCAAATTTGCTGTTACCATGAGTATGTGTTGGAGAAATATATTCAGTCCATGCATTAAAAACATCATTAGTGAAGTAATCCCTTTGAGAATAGAATGTCAATGTCACATCAGGAAATGTTCTATATGATGCATATCCCTGTGCTATTCCCTGTCTAAGACCCCTAACTGAACTGACTTCTATATTAGTTGATGGTAATACTGCTTCAGAGCAAAATAATGCCAAATAATCACCAGGATTCTTTGTCAAATTACTACTATTCATAGCATACGTATTGATAAACTCTGCTAAAGAGTTATCATTGTCATTATTATTAAATGCACTATTAAAATCTATCCACACATCATATACATTATTAAATGCTGGTACTACACCAGACTCAGTACCTACTGTCCAAAGTTGATTAGTAGGTATTCTAAATCTTTCTCCAGCAAATAGTTCCTTCCCAGCCATCTGGTCTAAATAAGACTAACATTATATACTATGTATGGCTTATAGTGGGAAGTTTAGACCAACTAAACCTAGAAAATACAAGGGTGACCCAACAAACATAGTTTTTAGGTCTCTGTGGGAACTAAAATTTATGAAATATTGCGATACTAATAAGAATATAATAAAGTGGGCATCTGAAGAACATGTAATACGTTACAAATCACCAATAGATGAAAAATACCACAGATACTATCCAGACTTCTATATTAAATACATTGACAATAATGGTAAAACCTTAGAAAGTATAATTGAGATCAAACCACTAAAACAAGTAAATCCACCAAAACAACAAAAAAGAAGAACTAAAAAGTATGTTGCAGAAGTATATGAATATGCCAAAAATCAGGCAAAGTGGGAAGCAGCAACAGAATACTGTAAAGATAGAAGATGGGATTTTAAAGTACTAACCGAAAAAGAACTTGGAATTAACTAGCAACCTACCAAACTCAAAACTTGTTACATCACCTGAAATAGGACATCTTGTCATGTTTAGGTATAAGGCAAAACTTGCAGATAAGATAGTATATGACAAAACACCTTGTTTATACGTTGCTATAGATGCTGGTGGATTCTTTTATGGATGCAATTTACATTATTATCCAATGAATGCAAGAAAGGATATATTAGAAACAATAGATGGATTAAGGGAAAGTGCCGATCCTGAATGGGATAGATTTATGTTTGGTAGCAGTGGGTTCCATAAATACTTGAAATCAGAAGTAGAATCACCATTTTTGGATATTCCAATGGAAGAATGGGAACTAGCAATTGCTCTACCAACAGAAGATTTCGTAAGAACTTTTCGTGGAACGGAAGTTCCTGTGTCAAATAGGAGTATGTGGAAATGAGTAATAAAAAAATTAAATTTTCATTCCCTACTGCTGGATCTTCAGAAAGATTTGAAGTAGATTTAGAAGGAACTAAGTATCAAGTAATATACAATACCAATCCAAATAGTCAAAATTTCCTCAATATAGTCTCAGTTAAAAAAAGAAGTGGTTTGTCTTGGCAACCCGTAGGACCTACAATAGAAGGACTGGTAAAAAATCATGAATCTACAAAATTACAATTTGCTAAAAATCTAGCAGTACATAAATTAGGAGTAAATCAGGCTGGAGATCCTTGGATAACTGAAGTTGGAAAAGCAGCCGATTTATCAGGTAATGGAGAATTGTGGGCTAACGTAGCCGTACTAGAAAATGAAGCAGCAAAGAGTCTTGTAACTGAAGGATTAGATCTAACAAAAACAGTTAACGTTAATTCTAATTTTGAAACAGACCTTAATGTAGAAACAGAAACTACTTTGGGTGAAGTAAAAAAAGTACCATCTATTGAAAATGCAGCTGTATTAAGTTATCCATTAAATGCTTATAAAAGCGAGAAAAATGTACAAGATCATATAATAATAGAAGCATTTAAGTATAGAGCACCTCAAGAGCAATTGGCTCCTATCTTTAAAGGTAACTGGGATGAGATGGCAACCCTTAAAGAACCAGATGGAAAAAAGGGAGCAGAAAGTTTTATTAAAAGTGCAACTAAAGGTTTACCTAGAAATAGTAATATACAAAAATACCATGGTTTAGTTAAATTACCAATACCTAATGAATTACAAATGTCTAACGGCATTTCGTGGGGTGATGAAAGTGCTAATGCATTTACTACTGCTGCTTTCTTAGGTGCAACAAACACAATTAGGCAAAAGGGTGCAGATCCATTTGCTCTTCTTGGTGCTTCAGCAACTGGTACTAAAGATATAGTATCTGGTTTAACGAATGGGCAAGGAAGTAATGAAGACTTCAAAACGCTTGCAAGTGCATTTGGAGCACAATTTGCACTAGGTAGTATTGGTATAAATGTAGATCCAGGACAAATGATCACACGTGCTACTGGTAAGGCAATAAACCCTAATTTAGAACTACTATTCAATGGTCCTAAGTTAAGGAATTTCTCATTTAACTTCTTATTTGCACCAAATGATCCAAATGAAGCATCTGAAGTACGAAAGATTCAAAAGTTCTTGAAGAAATGTATGTCTCCATCAAGAAATAGTGGAAATAGACTATTCATAGATACTCCAGACGTATTCAGAATACGTTTTAGAAGTGGTAATGACAGAATAGGTGGTGTTGGTATGATAAAGATATGTGCTATGACTAAATGTGCAATAAACTATAGTCCTGAAAACACATGGATGTCATACAGTGATAAAAATGCAGGTGCTATGCCAGTAAGAAGTAACATGAGTTGCGATTTTACTGAGTTGACACCTATATTCCAAGATCATTATGAGGATGGTGTATGGAAGTCAAGTTTTGCAGATCTAAGAGACCTTCAAGTTCCTAATGGTGCAAATGCTTTCCAAGAACAAACCGATGATGTAGGATTCTAATGGCTTATTTCGACTTATTCCCAAATATACAGTTACCAACGTATAATAAGCACAATTCAAGCTTAGATTATACATTATCTAAGAACTTATTTAAACGTGCAAAAATAAGAGATGACTTATTCCAAAATGTCACCTCTTTTGATAAATTTACGGTAATTGGTGATACTAGACCAGATCAGGTTGCAGAACGTCTTTATGGTGACTCTGGGTTAGACTGGATTATACTAATATCCAATAATGTACTAAATGTACGTGAAGAGTGGCCTATTGGTCAAACTGAGTTAAACAACTATTTGCTCAATAAGTATAGTGACGATCAACTAAGATCTGTCCATCATTACGAAACTAAGAAAATAAGTGATACTAGCGGAAATATGGTAATGAGTAAAGGAAATATAGTTGACGAAAACTTCAGTTTTGAGTTTTTAGATCAAGGAACGAATAAAACCGTTACAGGCAGTAATTTACTAAATTCTGTAACTTGGTTTGAATGGGAAATTAGGAAAAATGAAGAAAAAAGGAATATATGGGTATTACGACCAAGTTGGTTAGAAACTGTAATTGAAGATATGAAGCAAATTATGACATATACCAATTCTTCCCAATTCATTAATTCTAGACATAAAAAAGGAACTAACTTAAGGATATTATCCCCAAGATAGTTCCAAAAAGGTATTTGACCAAAAAATTGCGGAGATTTTTTTCCCGAATTATGGCATTTAAAAGTTGAAATTGCCTCTGTTAAAAAGGTTTTGGATGTGTAGTAACATCACCATGTATCTCACCGATGTCATCGATGTGTGCATGATCTATGTTAGCATGATCGACACTGATGTGTGAATCTTCTACAACTTTGACCCTGTATACAATCTTAGATGTTTTCCTAGCAAAGTGAAGATCTATTCTCTTCTTTAACCAATATAAAAAGGCAAGTACCAATATAAATTGGATGCCTTCACCCCAAGACATATTCCAAGCCTGATTTAAATCAAGACTTGTTGCTGCAAGTAGGTCTGAACCTGCCATACTATTCCTCCGCTAAACGTTGGAAGTATTTTAGTGCCTCATCGTCAGCATCAACTTGTCCATCGTTAGCAGTCGATGGTTGTGATGTTACTGCTGCTGGTTCTTTCTTGAACACAGGTGCTTCTTCCTCAACGACCTCTGGGTCTAGTCTAGGAGTCTTTGTGGTTGGATTGAGAACACTGTGCATACGCTTCTCTAGATCTTCGTATGACTTAAACTCTGTAGGTTTAGTGAACTCTTCCAGAGAATACTGTTTCTTCCATAGTCCTTCTAGTGCTGCATCATCTTCAAGTAATGGTTCAACTGAACCGAACTCTGAGGAATCGTAGTTACGATACCCTGCAACGTTTTTAATCTTCATCTTGAAGTTAGCACCTGCCCAGAAATCGAATGGATCAATCGCTGTCTCATCTTCATACTCTGGTTGCATAGAAGCAGTTATCTTATCAAAGATCTTCTTACCAAACTTGAAGAGGAATACTCCACCTTCATTGTGTGGGTTTGCTGGATCCTTAACAACATAGATGTTGGCAACGTAAGTTAACTTACGTTTCTGATTACGTGCTTGTGCCCGTTCAGGTGAACCATCACCACCACTATTCCAAAGTACTCTATTGTACTCTGATACTGGGTCTTTTCCTCCCAGTGTTGTCAAACTATTCTCAATATACCATCCACCAGGTCCCTGAAAGGCATGAGAATATAACTTCGCCCATGGGAGTTCCTCACCTTCTGGTGCGGGTAGAAATCTGATAACAGCATAACCGTTACCTGCTTTGTCTACTTCTGGTTTCCATACACGCTCATCAGCACCAACTTTAGTGCCTTTAGACATCTTTTCTATCTCAGTCGTCAGTTTGGACGTGAGACTGCCGAGTCGTGATTGTTTCTTTAGATCTGCAAATGACATTTAGATTTTTGGATTGATAGATTGTTCAATGAACATAGTATACACCAGTATTTATGCGGTGTCAAGACAAAAAAAAACCCCCTAGATGGAGGTGTGGGAGGTTGGATTTATGTGTACCAACAAGTAAGGGGCATTGCTACATGAGTAGATTTTTACCTTACTGTCTGAGACCCGACTGGTAAGTCGATTCACGTTTTCAACGTGCAGCACCACCTGTGTCTCATCACCTTAACTAGCCTTATGCCAGCAAGTTTGATTCAGTCACTCCCGTGTCAGGTTCGTCAACCCAACAAATATAATATATCACCTCTTAAAACCTTTGTCAACCCGTAATTGTGTTCTGTCCCGCATAATCAGGATTATTAGCATCAGGATCAGGATAATCCTCCCATGTTTCACCCTGATACTCTACGGTTAATGGATTTATGTCCTTTCTCTCACCATATACATGGAAGAAGCAATCTATTGGCATTCCACCACGAGACTGAAGATATATCTTCTCACTGTCCCATCTCTTTACAATTACATCTTGATGAGCACCAATAGGTTGGAGTTGAACTGAGATACTTGTTTCATGTACTAAATCCTTCCAATAAGAAGGTAGAATGATTACCTTTTCATTCTTTACTCTTCCTCTATAATAAACACCAACCTCAGCACCCTCAATACAAGCATGAGCAAGTCTGTTTCCTTCACCTAAACTTGGATGAACAATGTCAAACTTCTTAGGAAGAGCATCAGCAACTGAGTGTCTTGCTTCCAAACGTCCAGTAGAAATACAATCAACTGACCCTGTTACATATAAATCACCCTCAATATAAGTATTACCTTTAGTTTTAATTGCTGTAGGTTGACCTCCCGAAACCCCTAAAGAACTTTTAGGCATTTGAGAATCAGGATCATCATTTGTAGTTGGTCCTACCATTAATGTTGCTTCTTGTGCTCCAAATTCATCAGGACCACCAACAACCATTGGACCTTCTACTAATGCAGATCCGTTAATTTTTTGTCTTCCTTCTTTAATAGCACGACAGACACCTGTTCCTACTTTAAGTTGTCCACCAATGTTTACGTCATCAAATTGCATTACTAAACCTCTCCATCAGTTAGATCGTTTGCTAATGTTCCTGCTGCCAGTGCTGCTTGAGCAATAGCATAGTTTCTTCCACCCACTTTAGAATTCTTAAGATAGCATCCATCAGATACACCACGAAATACTGATCCATACATCTGTAAGATGCCATTAGCAACAACTTCACCAATTCCTGGTGTAGAGATTCTAAAGAATGCTTTAGAACTAATCATAGTTTTCTTAGCATTAGTAATGATGCTTTCCGTTGCTTCCATCTTAATGTTACCTTT